TTACTTTGATGCCCACAGATCCCTGAGAGCCTGCTGCAAATAAGAGAAATCCACAGATGGCACATCCGGATTCAGTCTGCCCTCTTTCCTGCACACATCATATAATCTTATTCCAAGAGATGCCACATCCCGTCTGTCCTCCGCAGGCAGACTTGCATACAGCATGTCAAATTCAACCAGAGCTTTAAGGTCACCTGACCAACCCGATGCAAGCCAGGCTATATCAGCCGTCTTGTCATCTCCAAGTGCTTTAACGCTCTCAACCAGTTGACTATATTTACTGTTGACAGTTCCATTCTTCATACCCTGCCAGTGAAAAAGTGCAGTCTCAGACACACCGAGAACACTAGCTATAGCCGGAATGTGCCGCGCTGTCGGAAGCCTCTCCTCATTCTCCCACTTGTAATATATCCCTTCTGTTATCTTATGATTCTCCGGCAGGAGCTCATTTATCTCCGCAACCATATACTTTACCGTATACTTCGAAGATCTGCTGTTTTTGCGGATATCCCGCATATTGAAGCCTATCGTATCTACCATTTCTGTAGAATCCGACGTCCCCTTTTTTGTTCTCCTTCTATTCATCTCTCTCCTCCATTGTATACATTTATACATATTGTTTATTTTATAATTAATATATTGATATGTCAAAATATCTCAAAATGGCTTAAATACGTTACTTTTTGAAGGTACTTCGTGTAATAACATATCATGGCAAATCAATTTTTTGCCCCTAAATTGCCCCTAAATTGCCCCTAAAAAAAGCCCACCATATTGCTATGATGGGCTCTCTGTTCTACTTCAAAATCTCATTAACTCTCGACTGAATCACATCAACATTATAACCTGCTGCCTTGAGGCGGTCAATACGCTCCTGTCCGTTGCCCCAGCGGCCAACAATGACCTCATGTGCAACCGCATTGATGATCTTGTCCTGTGTCATCTGTGATGCCTTGACAAGTTTGTTGACTGCTGCCTGAACCTTGCTATAGTCATAACCAGCCTTGGCCAGTCTACTCTTGCGATCAGCACCATTGCCCCAGTGGCCAACCAAGACTTCCCTTGCAATCGTATTGACACTCTTCTTTACCGGCTTAATAGTGGCAATCTTCACAGCCTTAGTAGCCAGCTTGCGCCATGATGCTGCACTTATGTATGCCTTGTTGAGGTCAAGGTTACCGTTGTAACCTGAGAGTTTGCCAACGGATGTATACTGCCTGATCAAGCAATTATACTTTCCCTCGTTCCACGGATGCTCCTGGTAGCCTGTCCCAACATCGTCTGGGTACTGAGCTATCCACAAGCCATATCCGGACTTTTTAACTGCATCCATAGCGCTCTTCTGGATGTATATCAGTGGCTTAATGCCTGTCTTTTTCTGCACATAACTGCACCACTGCAAGCACCATTCCAAATCCTTTACACCAAACAAAGGGTTATTCTTTGCCTCCCAGTCAAGGACAAGTACCGCCTTGCCGATGTACTTCTTGCAGTATGCCAGGAAGTAGTCAGCCTCTTTCTGTGGATCTCCGCTATTTGCATAGTGGTATACTCCCAGAAGTTTTTTTCTACTCAAAACTTTATCACAATGCGCTGCAAAGTATCTGTTCTTGTAGTCTGTTCCCTCTGTCGCTTTCACTATACAGAAGTCATACGCTATCTTACTGAGGTCTATGCCGGCATCACCCTGCCATGCACTGATGTCTATTCCATTCATTTCCCGTCACGCTCCTTCTCTATGTCTCCACCTCTGTAAAATCGTTTAAATATTTCGATCAGGTAGTCCCATCCTCTGGTGCATATGAATGCGATAATAAAAGCACCAAAGAACACAGCTACAGGGTAATACCATAGTAGCCGAATATCGAAATATGATAATGCTACAAACAAGCATATCTCACATATGATGAGACTTGTTATAAGCACCTGAAAAGAGGTTGGAATCTTCTTCAATATTCCAACCTCTTTTGTAAATTCCGTTATTACCGATATCAAAGTGCAAAGAACTGCAACAACTAATAATAATATTGCTAACTTATCCATGATTATATCTCCTTCCTATTCCTGATCATGTGCCGCTTTGTTCAGATGTTTTTCCATCTTGTCAATAGCCTCTGTGACTGGTCCATTACATCCAAGCTCCTTTAGACCTTTAAGACACGCAAGTGTACCATATGTAAGTATGCACTGCTCCTCTTTCATCTTCTTGATCTCCGCATCCTGCTCATTCTGCCTGGAATACCATTTATATATTGATATGAGTATCCCTCCTATCAATACAAGAGCTCCAAGTACCTTCCCAACCTGAATTATTGTTTCAAAATTTATATACATGCTCAACTCCCTATATAAGATTCTTAGGTCTTGCAACTCCTACTACAACTAAGCTTATATTTGAATCTGCTTTGTTTGTATTTTTTGCTTTTACAGTTATCGAATATGTAGTCTGATTTATTGAAGAAGCTTCATATCCCATGTATGTGACACCACTAGGGATATTTTTAGGAATAACTAATATTCTACCCGTATTCATTGGAAGCTCTACATCAACGGCATATTGAAGTGTCGTTCCTGCGTCAGTTCCTGGTATAGTCGCTGTTGCGCCTACTATATCAGATATAACAAGGCTTTTTGTTGCAATTTTTTCCGCATAGCTTTGCGCATTAGCAGCATCTGTTTTTGCAGCATCTGCCGTGTTCTGTGCATTATCCGCTTTCGACGATGCAGTGTCTGCTGTTCTCTGCGCTTCCTCAGCCCTACCTATAGCTTCCTCAGCCATTGATGCTGCGTCATTTGCAATAGACTGTGCCTTTGCGGCTGTTTTTTCGACTTTCGATATCTCCTGGATGATATTCTTTGTCGTTGAATCTGACTCCTCTTTTGTATATTTATTACTAAGTGGGGGGAAAGTTGATGCAATCGCAACCGGCCCACTCGCATTTATTCCATCGTGTATAATTTTGTAAAGCGGCATGTCGGCGACACTTACATTATTGGCTATTATGCCAGTTTCATACACAGGTAACTGTGGCTCCTGTGAGGATTCTACAGACTGTCCTGTCAAGATCAGCAATGACATATCCTCAAGACCTTCCTCTGACAGCGTGTATCTTGCAACAAGCATATCAATTCGCTTTTTACCTGTTTCTCCACTAGGGAAAGTAAGATCTTCATATGTACCTGTAACCCTAGCATGGCACCCCTGGAACATAATGTCACACGGATATACTCTAAGTGTCGTTGAATTAACCAGCACTGGTGGCTGGGAGACCGACAAAAATCCATCGCCATCCCATTCTGCTCTGTGCAAGGCTCTATCATCTGCACTCGTTACATGTGGTTTCCCTGTTTTTCCTGTTATTATCTTCATAAAATCCGCCTTTCTTCTATGACACTGAATATTCAATGTCTATGCTGTTATCATCTATCTTCGCTATGATATTTGTTATCTGCTTTTTTACTGTTGCTCCTGTGATTTTCTCTGTGCCCCCTGTGATATCGCCTATCTGCATTGACATATCCGGAAGTGTCATGTCAAGACTGTCTGCATTGAGCTCCTGAAGCTTTGCTATGCCTCTGGTTCTGAGCTCGTCAATACTGGAGGCTGAGCTGTAATCATATACAGCTGTGCGCTCTTTCATGCCCGTATATACTTGTGTATCTGTGATGTTTCCTCGACCATCCACATACAAGTGCAACACCTGACGATCTTTAAGCTCCCCCTGTCCTAAACAGATTAAATGATTATATCTGTTCTTGATCTGTGTGATATTGTAGTTGATATCAGACCTCATACAATCCTTATCCTCTGTATAATCGTAAGGCACCGCACTACTCATAGTCACATATCCATCTTTAACCACAAGCCTGAGAACCCTGTTCTGGGTGCTCAACAGCGCACATATGCCATCATAGAGACTCACATATCTGTTGAACTGAAATGATTGTACATTCCATGATTCGCCTGTCATTCTGTATATGCTGCTAAGTCCAGCCACTTCAATGAGCTTATTGATCACTGTAACTGCATCACCTGATACAATCTTGTAATCCGTCCCCGCCGGAGGCTCTATGATCTTGTCACACAAGATGCCTCTAAGATTTCGGCCAGTGTATTTGATTTCTCTGTCGGATGTCACCACACCGACATTATCAACTATGCCACCGTATTCTGTGTTGTTGATATACCACCATGAGCCACCTCGCAGAATGTTATTATCCCTAGCTACAGTTATCTCAAAATCCTTATCCTTTGCAACATCCACATCTGCGCTGAAGTTCCTGAGATATCCCTGTTCTACCCTGTCTGCATCAGTGTATATCAACCTTATGTCCATTTTGGTTCACCTCTCTCATGTATTACACTTAAATCAAAATCAAAGCTTCCATTCCACATCACACGATGATTCCCGGAGGATATCTTTTCAAACACATCGCTTTGCTTGTCCCTGTATCTGAACATGTTTTCCTGTGTTCCATCTGCTTTCACAAGAGTTATCGTAAGCTCTGCAGAATTAATAACGATCTTATCTCCATCGCCAACAACACACCTAACGCTGTAGTAATGATTGTCAACATATATGACTGGATTAACAGCACCACTATGTATGCTGAGTACAAAATCACAGTTTCTGAAGTCGTCCACCTCAAGCTTACTGATATTGTCAGAAATTGAGTTGTAATCATATTCATAACAATACTCATAGCCTTTACCTTCAATAAACTTATCTGGTACATGCTTATAGTTGTGCAACTCTTCCTTCATCCATCTGCCACCATCTGTTACTACTTTAAGTGACAGATTCATCGATGTAGCCACGTCAAGATAATTGCTCTTCGCCGAACTAAACACATAGCATTCAAGATAGTAATCTCCTATATAGAGCCTTCCCTTCTTTTCTGCTATAATATCCTTCTCACAAACCTCATACAGCCTATTCTTAATATCTGTACACTTTTTCTTATTTGCCGCAGATATAACAATAGGGATGGTCTTTGAGACCACCCCTTTTCTAAAATTCTCGGCACGGTTTCTGCTGCTGTCGTATGTCCACTCATAATCTCTGAGATCATTACTGTTTGCAAATGTTCCTTTCTTGCCAAACTCTATAACCTCACCGAGATGATTCACATATTTAAGCTGTTCAAGCATTTCTCACCATCCTTCCGAACTCTCTGCCATCAAGTTTCAATCTCACACCCTCTGTAAGAGCTGTCAGTATCCACTCATACATGTTGTCATCTATGTGTCTTATGATCTCCAGTATCTTATAAAGTACCTTCAGTGATTCCGAATCACCAGTCACTGCTCCACCTGTAGCCTCTGCCATATCCTCCGCAACTTTCCTGATCCAGCCGGTATTCTTCTCAAGTGGCACTACAGCCTCAGCTCCATTACCCTCAAGGATACCAACCTGGCCACGCTTAAGCACACCACCTTCAGCAAGCTGAGGAGCGTCAAGCTCATCTATCCTTGATATCGACACCTTAGGGATCTTATTCAAAATAGATATAGCTGAATTGATTGCCCTGATAAAGCCATTGATAATCCCTGTAGCCTTGCTCAGTATCGCATTGACCGCTGATGTCACAGCACCTTTTAGTCCGTCCGCTATTGCTGTTCCGACCTTACTAAATATGTTCTTGATCTTCTGCCAGGTAGAGCTAAAGAAATTCACCATCGGTGAAAATGCATTCTTTATACCAGCCCAAGCCTTGCCAAATATATCACTGAACCATGTGCCTACGGCAGAGAATGTGCCCTTAATACTTGACCATATTCCACTAAAGAACTCTGGTGCAGCGTTCCACGCCTTCTTGATTCCCCGCCAAGCTGCAGCAAATGATTCTTTACAGTTATTGATCGCTGTAACTATCAACTTGATAGCAGACTTAAGCGTTCCTGAAAGCATCTTACAATACCATTCAAGGATTGGTTTCAGCACATTTAGATAATCTTCCATCAGCATCGAAAGTATTTCCGCCAGTGGTGGTAATATCATATTGATAAGATCTGTCAGTGGCGTGACTACCTGCATTACCAAGTCGATAATCGGTGTCAACATAGCCAAAAACGGCTGTAACAATTCAAGTATAGGCTGCAAAATAGCCATCAAAACAGGCAGTAAAGACTGAATAATCTGAGTCACCGGCGGCAAAAGAATATTGATCAGATTCGTAAGTGGCGGTAAAACCGCCTGAATAATCTGCATCATCGGTGGTAAAAGCAGATTAAGCAGTGTTGACAGTGTTGTCAGCACAGGTCCAACCAACTGCAGAATCGATGGTAAAATCGATGTCAGAGTGCTAAAAACAGAATTTAGAGCGGTTGATATCGACTGTCCCAATTCCCCACCTATGCCGGGCAGTAATGTCTCAAGTATTCCGGGCAGATTATTGACCACCTCAGACAACAACGATGTCGCTCCCTGTATCAACGATGGCAGTAACTGCTCAATAAGAGGCGGTATGTATGGTGCCAGTTTCTGAGTCAGCTGAGACAGCCCTGTAACCACCCTCGGCAGTGTATCGGCTATCCTTGGAACAAGATTATCTGCTACAGCCATAGCCGAATCAACAAGGTTATTCATCAGCACTCCCATATCCTGAGATGGGTCTGCCATACCTATGAGCAGATTAGCCCATGCGGACTTCACCATGCCGATGGATCCCTGTATTGTCGTGGCTGCTTCTTTTGCGGTAGTGCCTGTTATATCCATGTTAGTCTGCACAACATGAATAGCCTCAATCATCTTATCGAATGATACACTGTTGACGTTATCTGCTGTCACGGTCATGGTATCACCAAGTACACCAGAATCATTGATAAGCCTTGCCATCTCAGATGCAGTACCACCATAACCAAGCTTGAGGTTATCAAGCATGGTGTAGTTTTGCTTTGCAAAGCCCTGATATGCATTCTGAATCATCTCCATACTGGTGCCCATCTTATTGGCATTATCTGACATGTCTGTTATGGCCAGATTCGCATACTCGGCAGCCTGCGCTGTATCGCCTTCCAAACCTTGCAACAGCGAAGCTGAAAAGCTCGTTACAGTGTCCATGTAATCATTCGCCGACAACCCCGCCGTCTTATATGCATTATTCGCATACTCAACAACCTTATCTGAACTGTCCTTGAACAGTGTCTCAACACCACCAACAAGCTGCTCGTAGTCCGCATACTCGCTTACAGCCTTAGCAGTAATGCCAGCTATTCCAGTGGCCATAGCTGTTGTCGCAACAACGGCTACCTTTGCTGCCTTGAGCGCAAACTTGCCGATATTGCCAAACACAGAACTCATCTTTTTGCTTGTCTTCTCTGCCTTGTCGCCAGTCTCTTCAATTTTCTCATTCGCATCCTCATTTGATACTGCGATTCTTCCCAGTATCTTAAATACTTCCAAAAGGGTCTACCCCCTTTCCTCGATAATAAAAAAATAGAGACACACGTTCTGTGTGCCCCTATGGCTTAAAATTTTCTATGATTGACATAGAATCCTTTATGGTTGCTTCAAGCTCGCCTCTGCTCTCAAATGCCCCTGATCTGACTGGCTGTGAACCGCCACCTGATGTGCCGTACAGCCTTGCCTTGAAGTCATTGAATGATATATTTTCCCAACACTTGTGAATATACATATCCCAGAGCTTATCATCATCGTCAAGACGCACAAACGTGCATACAAACTCATCAAAGCTCTGATTGTCTATCATCGTATCAAGCAGAGTGTACGGATCCGCATATCTGCGAAATATCAGATCCATGAACTTGAGATAGCCTACTGTCTCTTCTTGAACAAGTTTGAAACAACCCAGATAAAATCCGCAAAACTTGGAAGTGTGACCGCATCATACAACATCTGTGTGAATACAGAGAGGTCAAGATCTGCTACCTCATCCACTGTCATTCCTGACAGGTGTGACAGGCAGACAAATACCTCACGCTGACAGTCTGACAGCTTTGTCAGGATCACATCTACAAGCTCGAATGCAAGACCAATACCCACATTCTCAAGGAACTTCGATGTGTCCTCATCATCCTCACCATCACCAGAAGCCTTCTCACGCTCCTTGGCTATAAGCTCTTTGAACCCATTGCCGCTGAACGAGTCTTTGAAGTCCTTTACTCCCAGCTTACTGAACAGCTTCAAGAATGCGGCTATATCTGTTGCTTTGGGATTCCTAAGCGTATATGGCTTGATCTCCTGCACATCTTCTGTTGCCTCGGCATCTTCTACTACTTCGGTATTCTCTACTACATCTTTATTCTTTTTTATCTCGGTTGTTCCCATGATTATCTCTCCTTTTCTATGTCAATTAGTCTGTTACTTCTGTACTGGAATCTATAGACTGCTGAACCTGCTCCGTTGTCGTACCGGTAGGCAGATAGATGTGGTATGGCAATGTATCAGCTGCCGGTGACAGATCCGCATAGCACTCCATAGTCAGCGCAAATGTGCCATTCTCCTTGTTCTTGCCCTCTATCTCAAGGCCTGATGTACAGAGCGCATTGTCAAAGATCACGATAACAGGACGACCATCTAAGAATCTTCCGATATAACCGAAGTTCTCAATATAATCATCCTTTTCGATTCTTGCCTTGGATTCGATCACATCGTATCCTTCCGCTGTTGATGTGCCATTCTGTCCGATAATAGCCATCTTGATCGTCTCAGGCGACAGCTCCACCATATTAGTGTCCATCTGTGCTGTCTCACCTGTCTTAACTGCCAACTCCTTAACCTTAACTGATGCACCATCGACCTCTATATCCTTGAGCTCAGGCTTGATTGACAGCTTTGTACCGCCGGATGTTGCACCGATCAAAGACTCAGCAAAGTTCCATGTCTTTTTTGATGCGTCATACCTGAGCCCTTTGTGAATCGTTCCGGCACCAAACACAATGTTCTTCGGTGTCTTGTCTGTGATACCGGATGACTTAAACTCTTCATAAGTTAATGTATCTGCCATGATATAATCACCTTCCATTCTTATATTCTTTAATAGTCAAATTGATCTGTATACGTTTGAGGTCTGCATCCCCTGTTGGAATCGGTGACGCATTCCCATAAAAAACGGCAACCCCCGCACCACTTGCAAGGATTGCCGTTCGTTCAATATTCTGTTCTATCTTCTGTTTGTACTTCTCCAGGCTGAACCACGAGCCTCTTGTGAATCCATCTATGATGAATGTTATTTCCTGACATCCATCCTCTTCAGGAGTATCACCTTCAGAATATTCACCGACAAAGTATGCCTCTGGTGGGTCATCCTGCCACTCCATGAATGCGTATGGTATCTCAAGTTCATCTGTGAGTACACTGTTGATATATGATAATGTCTCGCCTGTCATGCCATCACCGCCTTACTCTCTGAATGTCTGATTGAGAATAGAACCCAGTCGCCTGATGATCTTGCCCTTTGTCTTGTCGAAGGCTTTCTGTAAAGGTCTGAGAGGCTTTTTACCATGAGTTGTGTGCCAGTTGCCACGCTCATCCTTATAGACCCATGGTTTTTTGCGTCCATTACCTTTCAGTGCGTATTCACCTGTTCCATACTCTTCCCAGATAGCATTCTCAAGAGGATTGCCAATAACAGCCTCGCCCTTATCTTCATCGACATAGTGAGTCCATTCGCCTTTGGTGTGACCTGTATCAACTCTTGTCTGTGCTATCTTGGTCTGAGCCTCGACCTCTACAGCAGCCTCATACAAGAAGGCTACAATCGAATCATCCAGAGCCGCCTCAACCTTTATTCTGTTGTCTGTGAACTCCACATTTCCCATTACTGCCCTCCTGTGTACTTCAGATATATCTCAAGCTGCTCATGCATCCCCATCGGATCATCTATCAGCATGATGTCATATACCTGACCATTAACCACCATACGGCTGTTCTCAGCCTTGATCATGTCACTGAGACGTTTATAATCAGCTATGAACATGTGCGTTGATTCCTGCACCTTGGCATTATATGTTGTGTACTTACTGTCACCGCCTGAGAGGTCTAGCCAGCCGGTCAAGGTATCTTCTGACACCCATGCAACTTCCTGTTCACCTATCTCATTTCTGGTTATGCTCTTGATCTGTATGTCCGCAACTGCATTTCCGCCTATTCCTCTCATGTTCAAAACCTCGCTTTCATGTACGGCTTTAAAAAGCCAAGAAGCGACTTTGGATATCCCATGAGGGAATTGTCGCCATCCATGTTGAAATAGGTCACAGAGTGCCTGCTGATGGTCTCAGACTGCACACCAACCTTATCCCTGTTGTTCAAATCCCATGAAAGCATGTTGGCAACTCCCAGCTTGATATCCATCGGATATACTATCTTTGTCACCATGACGACCGGTTCGCTTACAAGCTCCTCATTCACCTCTATATGTCCATTGTCCATATCCACAGCTTTGATGGTGTACAAGCCATCGTTGTAGCGTGACTCTGACACCTGTATAGTGTCGCCAACCTTGAACAGCTCTGATGCATACTGAAAGCCTGTCACAGCGTCCACAGGAGCCACAAACCGCCTGTTCCTGTCCTGATAATTATTATTTGTATATTTTCTGATCAGGAGTTCCAGTGCCTGAAGCTTAGCCTCAAGCACTGAATCTTTCTCCTCGGTGTCTACATACTTCTTAAGTTCATCGACAGTCATGATCATATGACCACCGCCTTACTTCTTAAACTTAGCAAGTACAACCTTTGAAGCGTTGGTGAGTGCAGCACCATAATACTTAGATGCTGTGATATCATGTCTCTGCTTCTTCGGTAACCATTCGTGATCAACCTGAACATCTTTCTTGAGGAAAATTGTAAGAGCTGGAGCTTCCTCTTCTGTAAACTCGGTCTCATCTGAATCAGGCTGGAGCTTGATAATAGGGCAGAGATAATACTGTGAACCAGCTGCAAGGCTCTTAACCTTATCACCGATTACAAGCTCATCTTTGCATGTTGGCTGAACTGTACTAAGATGCTTGTTTGTGTCTGACTCAGCAGTTGAATCAGCCACTATAGTAATAGTTCCCTTCTCTGTGTCTTTCTCATAAGTCATGAGCTTGATCTTCTTTGACTTCTTTACCCAGCATGATCCAATCTTACCTATAGAGCCTGTCACAATAACGCTCTTATCAAACTTGTCCGCTGACTTAAAGTTGTCATCCTTGAGAAGCGTTCCCTCCTGTTTAGGGTTTATGAACATAACCTTCTCTATTCCATCCTCTTCATCCTCGAACTTTGTGTTAGCATCAACAATGCCATCATATCCGATTACTGCAAGAGTATCTGGTGTATATACATTCTCTGATGTGTATGCAGCATCAAGCAGATCATTATCCAACTTGCCTACAATAGACTTTGAAAGCTGAGTCTCAGCCTGTCCAACAGGGTTCCCTAAACCACTATTGATTGCTGTCTGATATATTGATACACTCTTAGCTGCACACTTAATAGTGAATGTCTTCTTTGTTGCTGTGAGCTTAGATGCCTCAATTTCATCTCCTGATTCCGGATCAAAATCCTCAGCATCGCCGATATAATTCCATGATGGAACTGTCTTTGTATCTCCTGGTACACCCTCAAGGGATGTATCAACATGGGCATACTTTAAAAGCTTGGCCTGTGCCTCTACCTTTGCATCAATCATATCCCCCATTACTTCTGGGTTAATGAGGTCACTTACCTTTGTAATTGCCATATTCTTTCACCTTTTCCTTTCTACCTTACTTTGTTCCATGCATAGCAGCTTCATATAGCTCAGGTGTTTCCTGGGCAATCTTAGCACGCTCTGCATATGATTTCTTCAATATGTCTTCTCTCGTCAGTCCTGTATCTTTATTTGTAGGATCTGGCAGTCTATTCTCAATGATGTGCCTCTCGCCATCATCTGAGCCGGATGAAGCTGTGAACTGAGCCGGGAACTGTGTCTTTAGGTCTGTGAGCATATTGTCCCAACCTTTGATATGACCTTCATCATCAAGCTTCAGTTCCTCATTCTTCTCCTTGAGAGCCGCCTTGATCTTATAGGTCATATAATCAGTATCAACCGCATGAGCCTCAAGCAATGCTACCTTGATAGCCGAATTGACCTTAGTCTCCTCAAGTTCTTTCTGAAGCCGTGCATTCTCAGTCTCGTAAGTTGATATCTTCTGCTGCATGCCCTCATCACCCTTAGAAGCTTTCTTAAGGTCCTCAATAAGCTTATTTGCATTGCCAATCTCCGTGTCTTTGCCGGTGATCAGTGTGTTGAGCTTGTCAAGTTCTGAATCATACTTCTCCCTGCTGACGTACTTGCCCTCGGACAGATCTGTGTATCTTACATGCTTGAGCTTATCTGTCTCTGTGCTGTTCTTCTCGTCAATCTTCGCCTGTACCTGCTTATACAGGTCTTCTCCTAACAGTTCCTTTAATTCCATTGTTCCATCCTTTCTGGCTTTAATCGTAGCCACACATGGCAGTTATCACTCTTGCCGGAGTTATTCTTTGTCGGTCACAGTTTTACTGCCTTGAGCCGATTTTGGGCATAAAAAAACCTCTCTACCATTTTTTGGTAAAGAGGTTGTATAAACATATTAACTTTTCTTTAGTCACTAGCTCTCATCACAATACTCGTTCCACATTTATCACATCTAAACACATGTGTATGTTTGGGATCCCCAACAGCAGCCATATGGCCACCTTCGCATCTTGGGCATTTAATTTTTTTCCCATTTCTCATTCGATTTATTCGATTCAATGACTCTGTAACGCCCATGGCAATCACCCCTTATGATAATTCAGGATATCTTTCTCTTACTTTTTTTATTATATCCTCTTTATCCTGGGCTGTCAATTTACCTTTCCTATGTAAAATTTCTGCCTCAAAGCATTTTACTTCTTCCTCAAACGTACCTTTGCACCCCAGTTTTCTATGCATTGCCTCGTGTACTATTATTTCAGCTGTCTTATCAGCAGTAATTGTCTTATCACAAAAAATAGTTATTGAATCTTCGTACAGATCATAATATCCGTACTCATTATTAGGATTATCTATTCCATAGCACATATTTACAGTTAGTTTGTTATTCTGTATGTATGTTAATGTTTCTTTTCCAAGTTCTGATTTATTTAACTTATTTCTAATTGTCTTTGGTCGTATTGAATCTGATTTAGTTAAATTAGAAGTCTCAAAAATATCATCCGATATTGTTTTCTTTCTATACACAATTCTTACGCCCTCTTTCCGTTTTTTATCAAGTAATTTTATAAACTCAGGATCCAGGATGCCCTTCTGACCTTTCATATATGCCGCATAACTTTCAGCTATGTATTCTCCTCTGCTTGCATTCGCATATCCGGATATATGTGGCGCATATTTACTCATTCTATCTCCAATAGCATTTCCTGTCTTAGGGTCAATTATAGTCCATTGAGCATGATGTCCCATTTCGTGTGTTATGTAATCTTTTACACTACCATCACCGACTATCTGACGTCCTGCTCTCTTGTAGGTTTCCGCAAGTTCAAGTTGTCTGCCGGTAAGCTTGTCTATGTTCTTCATAACAATATCCCATGCGTCCTCAGCCCCCTTGTTGTATGCCTCAAGAGCTTTGGCATCTTTCAGAACCTTTTTATTTATGAAAATACCATGTTCTGCCGGATTATACGCTGCCACGGCATCATCACTAGAGAATATTTTCTTTCCTTGCGCAGATGTTGGAGATATAGCCTTTATACCTTTAAGCTTTGGAATCTCGTATTGCGAATATATGTCTTCCAGAGTCTTGTTAATCTCATTTGCATGTTCAAGCGATATACCTTTATACACCGCCTGTCCCTTAAATGTTGGACTATATCCATTTTCAAAGAATTTCTGAGCGTATTCTTCCGCTTCTTCTATAGTCATAGCTGATTTAAAATCTGCTTTCAAAGTGCTATCATATTTCTGTATATCTTCCCTGGTTATTCCAAGATAATTCCTCTGGTACTCCTCAAACTCATCTGTCTTGTCCAAATCAAAGTATTCTGCCCTGTCCTTTAGAGTCTGAAGCTCTTCATCATCCAGCGCCCACCTTGCTCTCTGTAATAAGCAACAACGGCAGTTGCAGTCCTCTGCCGGATCTCCAAACATCCCAGGAGCCTTAATCCTACGACCACCAACCTCAAAGGGCTCATCGACTTCCCGGATCTGTCCATCAAGCATCTGATGATGTTCTCTCGTTGCTCCGTCAAGAGTGGCATCCCACTGTTTCAATACATCTGCCCCTTTACTTTTTGCAATATACATAGCGTCCAGCGCTGACTGTACCTGTATACGATGCCCTTCAGTCCTCGCAATGCGGATAGAGTTGTTATAAGCCTTCTGAAATGGAGTATTTGCCATGTGTCTTGAGAGCTTACCAGCCACTTCATTCCACGTTGATCCATTTGCAATGCCTCTTGATACCTCTGCTCTGACCGCTTTCTTGAGGTATGTCACATCCTCGCCCATTTTGTCGTAGAGCGACTTACTGAGCTTGCTGTCCGTCTGAATAGCTCTCACAACTGCCGCCTGATCTATCGGCATGATGATTGGAATACCTGTCTTTTGCAGGTCATACATGACGCCTGTGTATCCGTCTCTGTAGCACTTCGTCAGGTAGTCAGACACAGTTGCATATGAGTTAGACTGCAGGTTACTCAGAACACCCTCAAGCTGCGCTTCCAAAGCCTCCTGATACTGTTTCTGATAGATGATGCTCTGCAGATTCTCCATATCAGTTCGTTCTGAAAGCTCTCTTATCTTCTGCTCACAATCTCTCAATGCCCGCTGATATACCTGTTTGAGTTCTTTGATTGCCTGCTTTTCTCTATTTAGTTGTGCCTGTGCAACCTGCTTTTGTGCTTTGTTCATCTTTTATCCCCAAAAACAAGGCTAAAATCTAACCTTGTTTTATGTCTACTGTACGCATATGTCCATTGTGAACGAATGCTTCTCGCCGGGTTCCAACGTTACCGGTTCAATGACCTCACGTGCTAACATCATTCCCCCCGTGAAAGCATTTGCATAACTCGCATATAACCCTACCTCTGATATGGTTAATGGTGCATTGCCTGTATTTCGTATAACTCTAGTGATAGTCATAATAGAACTTGAAAATGTCTGCGGTATATCTTTAGTTTGTGTGATGATCTCATAGTCCTCTGTCACATTTTCAAGCTTTATATCTGCCGCTGTCGCTGGTGTTGTGCCGGTCCCCAACATCAAATAAACTCCGGTTGCGGCTGAGCTAGGCACATTTTTTAAACGCAACGATGCGCTAAACAGCTGTCTAAACCAGGAGTAACTTGCGCTAACTGTTTTGTTTTCTGTGGTTTTACACACAGTATAATTGCCTGAACCAATTTGACAGTTCAGGCTAACAAGACCAGCATAATTATTTGTCAACATACATGATTCCTCCTTTAATCTAATGTGTTATCCGTCTCATGTGTCACTCGACACTGCACTACACCAGATATCATTGTTGTGCTTAATATTTGTGAGTTCGATGTACCTGTTGATATCTTCTGTGCATTATCAATAACCACATCCCAATCATCACCGCTTGCGGTCTCAACACCTTTTTCAGTGATGACCGCCGCAAGCCTTTCCTTGACATCACTGCCACGTTTTTTTACTTTGTCCAGCTCCTTGTAAAGCTGTCCTGCAAGATCTGTCATATACCGCTCTTCAATCTCACTCTCAACTGTCTCACAGCCCTCAAGGACCTTCATTCTTGTGAGTTTGGTGTTGATCTCGTTTAGTATATTGCCGTCATCATCCAGCTTCTTGAAACATATAGTAAAGCCGACATTGCCCGGCACTGCGCATGCAGTAGCACCAACAAGCCAATCAAAGGTTATAATGCTTGCATCATCAGAGAGTGTATAATTCTCTATAAAATACACATCTTTCTGCTCTTCTTCATTCACATAGTTGATTGATATCTGATATTCAGTGAGATCTATACTCTTATACGTTGCCGGCACTTCAAATGTCAGTCGGTTTACATCTTTATCATGATATACACCGATGACCTCGCCAGCCGGCATCTTCACCGCTCTTGTATCTAAATCTATCTTGTATCTTTTATTTTCCATCTGCTCCACCTCCGTTCTCGACATCTGTATTGATGTTATCAAGCACCTTCTGAGCCTCTTCCGTGTTCTCCTCCTCATTCTTAGGCAGCTTGTCCTTGATCTCCTCATAATCAATATCAAGCCAATCACAGATAGCTTTGATAATAGTCTCATCATTAAGTATGCTTGCAACATTAAGTATTGTATTGATCTCTGTCTGCCTTACCTGAGCCTCTGTAAGTTCTATTTGTGCATTTTCCTGTGCATTGCTCATAATCTCATGAGCGAACTCAAAATAAACATCCTCGGCCTTATATGCCTTGTTCTCAGCCTTGTTGATCTCGTCAATGGCAATCTCTACTATCCTCCTCAAGAACTTTCTAAGAGCTTTCTCTATCTTTTTTGCCTTAAGGTCAAGGAGAGAATAAGCCGCCTTGATGGCTATATTCGTAGTGGCTGATGTGTCCTTGAGTCCGGCGGTATTCAACCCCATGCCGAACCTGTATATATTCTTTTCATCAAGCTCCAGTTTTGCCTGTCGTGCCTGATATGGTACATCAACAGTCTTGACATCTACGTCACCATCCTCACCTATACCTATGATCTTCTTTGTTTTGAGGTTTGTCTGAAGCTCATTCAGGTTGTCTCCCTGAAAGCCTTTGATAGCATATAGTGGGGAATCAAAGTCTATGAGGTTGTTTGACAGGCTTGAGGCCATCAGGTCATAGTCATCTATGAGTGGCTTTACAGGCTTAAGGCTTGAGAACTGCTTCTTGTTGTTATCCAGCCGGAAGAATGGAATATAGCCAAATCCATCAAAGTAGGTGGCCTTATCTCCATTATTCTTTGTATAAAGTACATGAGGCTTTGGGTTGATTAGTTCAGTGTCATCTAGCACCACCGTCCCATTATCAACCTGGACATAATAATATGTCTGCTTATCATCCCAGACCTGTATTCTCTCGATTGTCTTGTGTCCTTTGTCTATCCTGTCTGTATAGTGGTATATCGTGTATGCACAGCCATCATCCGTATCCTTGGCTCTTACCTCAATAACTCCGATACTGTCAGCATTTGCAAATGACATCATGTCCTTGGCATTCTTGTACGCGTACATATACGCAAAGCCTTTGACCTGCATATCTGTGATAGCGTCAGAAAGCTCAGACATGAACTCATCATTGTTGTTAAAATACTTGTCCATGTGTTTCTGCAGCTCAGGATCGTTGGACTTTACAATGCCATCCCCTGATAGGATGTACTGGGTGCATTGGTCAACCAGCTCTGTGAAGAACGGATGCGATATCTTCACGTTGCTTCTGGTCTTGTCCTCTACCAGTTCGCCGTCCGCATTGTAGTAAAACATTCTATACTTCTTTATGTCATGATCGCCGTCATAGTATCTTTCACCTGTCCGGGCAAACTGCTTTTTTTCTGATGTGCGATCACTGTCTATCAATTCTTTTATCTCGTCAGGGGTTAGCATTCTTCCATCTCCTTCATGTCAATTTAAAACAGCCATGAACGAGGCTTACGCCATCCCTCAATGCCGTACCTAAGAGCTGCCATTGCATCGTCCATCACCGGTACAGGCTCATCAAGATATTCGCCTGTCTTTTCATCCTTTTTCCATTTCCACTGTTGCAGCTCCTTGATCGTGTTTACACAATGAGGAGCAACATATATTCTTCGTCGTATAATGTGATTCTTATCGACCACACCTTTGAGCCAGTCTATCTGAGCCTTGACAGATCCAGCAGCACCGCCCTTGTCAACGCCCTTTGCACGATAGCCAGCACCCTTCCAGGTCTTTATCCTGTCAGGCTCTGCACTATCACACCACACAGTCTTATTCGTTGGTATAGCATGTTGAATCGCCAGTGGAATAATCTCCGCCGTCTCTTTCTCATGCACATATATCTCATCTATGATATATATGTTGTCATCCTTAATGCCAAGGAGAAGAATGGCATTGGCATGGTTGAATCCAAAGTCTTGTCCTACTGCAATATCATCATAATCATTGAGGTTCTGAGATACCTCAGCAACTTCCCAGTTATGAAGTATCAGGCCGCCTATCTCACCCCATTCACCCAAGCCATATATCTTGTAACCTTCCGGGTCTACTTCCTTTCTACGCTCCATACGGCGGTGATATGCCGCATCGATGAAACGATTCCCCAGGTATGTACTGTGATGCGTCAGTACATCGGGATCGTATCTATCAAAAAAGACCTTCTTTATCCAGTGATTCTTATTTACTGGATTGAAGGTCATTCTTATCTGGTAAAACTGCCCTGGTGGTAGCTCTCCACGCAATCTATCATCTATAATTTCCACATCTGCCTGTGTAAACTCTGTTGCTTCTTCAAGCCATACGTCCGTGAGCTTTCCCCTTGGGAATGTGATTGATTTCAGCTTTTCACGCTGCCTGTCATCATTCATACCACGGAAAATGATCTGGTTTCCATTGCTTTTGCATGTGAGAACCAGAGGACTTCTGTTGATTTTCCAATAATTATCAACCTTATCTCCAAATATCTTATAAAGAGAGCCGGTCAGTTCAGCAAATGTACTGTCTCGGTTGGTAATATCGGATTTTCGCATCGCAACAAGGTTTCTGCCCTTGTCCTGCATCAGCCTCAGTATGTAATTCTGTGCCGTATCAACACTCTTCCCTGATCCGGCAGAGCCTTTCATCACGATATATCGCTTCTTGCTCCGGTCTACTTCCTTGAACCCCGGATTTGCTTTTACGTCAATATTCAATCAGCACCACCACCGCCGGTATCGTCATCATCGCCGTAGTCGATGTTGATGTTGAGGTCCATATCTACATCAGCCTCTACCTTCTCGGTATATAAGCCATATGCTTTACCAAGGAGCTCCGCTGCCTTATTGGCATCTGACAGCCTTGCCGGTATCTCCACGATCTGTGGCGTCTCTTTCTTGACTGTCTGTTTTCTCATTGTGCCGTTATCATCTGGAGCATAAATCGAACGTTCTTCGCTGGTCGTTACAACAATGCACTCTTTCTTTTCTCGTCTCATGGTTGCTGTGAGATACTTTAAGACCTCATTCTGATCAGCAATCAACGCTTTTTCTTTCTCGGCAAGTCGATTGTCTATATATTCTCTAATGTTGGGTTTTGCCAAGTTTTCACTTGCGATGTTCCTTGCATTTTTCTCCGAATACCCTGCCCTTATAGCTGCCTGTGTGGCATTAAGGTCAATCAGGTATTCATCACAGAATCTCTGCTGTTTAGCTGTAAGTTTAGCCATAATGTCACACCTTCTCTCTATTACTTCTGTTTCTTTCTCACTCTCTTCGGAATCACAATCTTGTACAGCGGTTTACATACATTCTTTACCTCTCCACCCCAATTTATAGTTGGCTGAAATCGGTATATCTTAGTGCACTTAACCATCACCTTTATCATGGCTATTGGTAAAGCCAATCTACCAAGTATCGGATGTATATATTCAAAACTATATTCAGGTCTCACAACCTCAAATCTTTTAATCTTACTCATATCTCACCTCAAACAAAAAGCCCAGTGGGGGAGAGAATCAACAACGACATTTTCACATTTAACTTAAGGAGTTTACATTTTTAACCACTGGGCATAAGAAAAGGGACACGACCGAAATGGGCAAACAGTCATGTCCCTTATGAATCAATATAATTTTACCATACTAGTATACCACGTTTGCTAGGTGCTATGTGGTGCTAAATGGTGCTATTTGGTGCTGAGTTTTCCAAGACCTTAATTCTAAATGCCTCAAGTGCAAAACCATGTATATGTTTTGTCCTGCCATATGAATAATCAAGTTCTTTGGCAATCTCCTTCAGGTCCTTATATTCAATATATTTCATGAACAATACATTGACGTACTTCGGTTCGTCCAGCATATGTATCTGTCCTATGATCTTATGCTTGAGCTCCGTGAACCGCTCTATATCCTCATGAATCTCATTTTCAAGGTCAACATACTTTGCCACCTTTTTGCTCATAGAATCAGCCTTAGCGCTTGTCTGTACCTTCTCAGACGAATAATCAAATGCCCCTGTACAGGTTGCATCTTCCTTGAGTCCTGCAAGCTCTATCTTCTTCTGTTTGATCTTAACATCCAGAAGCTCCACCTGTTTCAAATACTCTTTTGCTTTCACCGCCTCACCTCCTACTTGTTCTCCCGGATGGTGAAATCCAAGCCTGTTTCTTCCTTTAGTGTCTGTATCAGATCATCCCAGATAATTTCTTCATCACACAGCGCATCAGTCTTTAAATTAAATCTTTCGCAGAATCTCTCAAGCCTCTTCTGTCCAAAATCAAATTCATCTCGAAGTACCATGCAACTCATTATCAAAATACAATCTATTGTATTCAGTTTGATTTTATACACAGCTTCGTCAAGCTGCTTCTGGTTGACCTCAAGCGGAACAAACATGGCTCCTCTGACCTTGAGTTCTTTCTCTGCTGCTTCCATGCCCTGTGTCTTGATGACATCCATCAGCCATGCAGCCCCCGCCATTCTTGCTTCGTGTAGTTTCCTATCTGATTTCGCCATACTCTCACTCCTTCCGGGTAAATCTTTTCATCAAGTGATTATATGGATCTGCCTGTGTCTTAAACCCTATCTGTCTTTCTTCAAGCGGATCATTGAGCTGTGCCCCATCAAGGAAATCTCGTAGTTCTTCCAGACAGTCTGGGCATAGATCCTTTGTCTCTACTGGATCATCGAACACATCAACCATCCTTGCCCTTATCGGCGCTCCGTGTTCAAACGGCAGGTCATAGGACCCACCGCATCTATCGCATTTGCCTGCATATGCCATTATGTATCACCTCTCCTTTATCAATTCTGGATTATCAAATATGTTGCCAATAACTTCAACTCGATTTCCGTTTTGAACATATTTCCATAAATCATCATTCAAAGACCCACTTCCACTCTTTCCCATTTCGATAGCAAAAGTTGTCCTAAAATCTTTATAAAATACTTTTCCAAGTCTTTTCTTTGTATCTTTATCCGGGAATGGACAATCATCATTATCTCGTTGGAACAAAATAATGTCACCTTCCCATATCAGCTTGCCGTTCTTGTCCTTTAAGCCTGTGCATTGGCAGATGGTATCTGGTCTTACTTCATACGCAAATGGCGAACCTGCTTTATTGCTTATATACCATTTATCATCTTTGCAATGCAAAAATCCTGCAACCCACTCTCCATTACAAATTTTCGCCTTGAATAGGCATCTATCTTTCATCCACTCCACCTCTCTTCACAATATCCACAGCATCATCAAGATTTATTACCAGCTCTCCGCCCATGCCAGAGTTGCCGTGCCTTTCAAATGACTTGTCCTGTAGCTCTGAAACAACCTTATACACATCATAGGCAGTCCTGCGCTTATTTATTATATCAATAACGCTTTTCATCCCTGCACGAACGTCATCGTCATAAGTTTCGCCCATTTCCCACTTTATATCATCAATAACACTATCTGCGTCAATCAGTCTCATCTATTTCCACGCTCCTATCTTCTCAGCCTTGCCACGGCCGCATTCCACTCGTTTATGAATTTAAGCACCCACGTAGCCGGATATGTGCTTACAGCATACTGTTTTGAGATTGCCACGGCTCTTGCCCAGTTCGGATCCTGTTTGATCTCATTTGGAATCTGTGCCATCCTTACACCTCCACTTCATCGTCTGCCGGAAAGTGGAACACCTTTGGTGGCAGGAAGCAGAACGCCTGCTGATAGCCACTACCCTTTAGGATTCCATAGCCACCATTATACGATATGTAACGTCCATACACCTTCGTCATATCTTCCAGTACCTTTTCTGCCTTTTCCATAGAACTATATTCAGCCATAATTGTGGATTTTTCTGAATTGTTATCACAACTGTATATTATTCTTGTTCCTTCACTCTTATAATGCATAGTGATAGTTCCGTTTTCATACTCAACATCTACATATCCCCAGCCTTTCTGACTAATTAACCTCATCACTCCTCAACCTTCCTTTCCGCCTCAAGCCATCTGCGGGTACACTCACAACAATGCCCTGTGCATTTATTGCCATCAAACCCTATCTCATTCGGACACATGATTATCTGCGCAAGATCCGCATCCCCAAGCGACCTGATGTAGTCGCCGTTGGTCATCGGCTCATAGTTGTCAACTGCATTCTTGGTACAGTGTGCGCATGGCTCCTGTGTCTCGTCCATGGCTCTGTATTTGCAGTTTTCGCAGCCTCCTGCTCTCTCTGGTACTATCTCCATCGTATCTCTCCCTTCCTGATCAACTCTCTTATGTCTATGTTGCTGAAGCTCTCATGGTAGCCCTTTTCGCTCTGCATCAGTACATGGTGTTCATATGCCTCAACTATTGTCCATCGCTTCCAAACCCTTATAGGGACATTCTCCTCTTTTCCGTTCTTCGTGAGTATCCTCACCACCCGCCCAGGTCGGCAGATGGTGTTAAATGCTGCATCTATCTCAAATTCTGTCATGTGTTCTCCTTTCTCTAAACAAAACACAACTGCCCGTTCTCTTCTTCGCCTATCCTCATGTTTGGCATCCTTTTTCTTACACAAAGCTCCGGAAGATTCGACCTCACCATCGCCGCCGGTATAGGTGGACAAACTGCATTTCCACATCTCTTAACCTGTTCGCTTCTTGAATATGTCTTACCTGTGCTGTCATGATCTATGATGTAATCATCTGGGAACCCCTGGCATCCATATAGCTCCTTTGGCTCAAGCATTCTGAGACCAATATCCACGATCTGATACTCAACACCTTGGATTGTTACAAGACCGAACCGGTCTCTTGATGTCACTGTGTCAAGCGGCTGTTCTATATCCTGCCCTGTACCCTCTCCGTAGTATTTAATCAAGAATGCTCTGACCTCTCCAAAATGTCCGGCTGATGTTGTCACTGTATGCAGCGGTTCTCTCTCATCCTGTCCTATCCCTGTCTTGTAAAACTTGCTGAGGAACGAAGTCACAAGGCCATATCTGTTTGAACTGTCCACTGTCATGATCGGATTCTCTATGCCTTGACCTCGCACCTCGTCTGAATTGGTCTCCGAATGATATTGAATAAGTGTAGGACTTATTAGACAGTGCTCATTCTTGCTGACAATAGTTGTAAGTGGTTCTCTCACATCTTTGCTACGATCTGCAGAGAATCCAGTCTGACCTATCTGAACCATATATGGTTCTACAACTCCATATCCGTGCTTGCCTGTGATTGTCGGCATTGGATCTCTTATATCCTGTGGCTTTCTCTCACCGCCGTGATTGCACTGAATTATAAACGGCTCTGGATTATCCAGAACGAACTTCTTCAGCCCTCTTGCAATCCTCTGCATAGTCTTTGGTGCAAGTGGCCTCACCGCCCGAATGCCGTACTTCTCCTTGATCTCCTCTGATGTATCAAAGATACTCGGACAAGGTAAGCTGAAATCAAGCTGTGTATATGCTCCAACATAAGGCTTGAGCAGTCCCGCCTTGACCTCTTCACTGTCTGCCGGTGCATGTGTAGGCTTTGGCCACATGATAGGTGCACCATCACACCTTGCGATCATAAAGAACCTTTTTCTTTTAGTCGGTGCTCCGTAGTCTGCCGCCACGAGCTCTCTGAACTGTACCTCATACCCCAGCTCATTGAGCTGCTTTACAAATTGCCTGAATGTATCTCCTTGCTTTGCCCTTATCGGATGATGTCCTCTGTTGAGCGGTCCCCATGTCTTGAACTCTTCGACATTCTCAAGCATAATCACTCTCGGTCTCACAAGTGCCGCCCATCTGCATGCTACCCATGCAAGGCCTCTGATGTTCTTATCCTTTGGCTTGCCACCCTTGGCCTTGCTGAAATGCTTACAGTCCGGGGAGAACCAGGCAAGAGCTACCGGGTGTTCCTCACAGGCTTTCACAGGGTCAACCGCCCACACGTTTTCACAGTAATGCTTTGTGTTTGGATGGTTGACCTTATGCATCCTGATGGCTTCCGGATCATGATTGATTGCTATATCAACGCTGTACCCTGTAGCCATCTCAATCCCTGTTGATGCTCCACCACCTCCGGCGAAATTATCAACAATAAGCTCTCCATTTATCACTCGTCGCCCACCTCCATAAAATCAAACAACGTCGGTGAGTCAACCTCATTCTCCTCGGACTGCAGATAGCCAACACCATCTCTGAAGTAATCCGGATTGAGCTCACATCCCTTGCCAAATCTGTGCATCTTGACCGCCATCATTGGTACTGTCATAAGACCGCCGAACGGATCATATACCACATCGCCCGGATTGCTGTATCTGTTGATGATCCTCTCAACAATATCAAGCTGCAGCGGGCATACGTGCATCGTTGCCCTTCGTCTGCTCTGTGTCGTGTTGAGCGTCCTCATCCGGTTTATGTCATCCCATACCTCAAGCTGATTCCAAGATCCCGGCGCTACAACCATGAATGTAGCTGGAAGCCTGCCATCTGTATCCAGGTACTTTGCAAGTGCCACATGCTCCTCATAGTTGTATACGTGCTCTCTGCTGTACTGTCTGTACACTCTCTGTAAGTTATCCACAGATACACCCTCAAGCTCCTCTTTGCTTATCAGCCTGTCTCCTGAACTTCTCCAGTATCCATGAGCATCTATCTGCCACTGTGCTCTTGTGTACTCATCCTTGGACTTTGTAACCGGATCATCAGCGTATGCCTTGCTGTGGTCCGTTGGCAGCTTACGGAACAGCAAAATGTATTCCGGACATCCCACACCCATCTTGGTGCCATCCTTGCACTGCTCAGTCCATCCGAGCCGGTATGTCTGGTTATTCTCTCTTACAACATCCGTAACCACTGTTATCATTCCAAAATACTGGAAGCCATGACGCATATAGTGTTCTATACAGTCAGCGTGGAATGGCTCAATAGTCGGCATTCCTGTGCCGGTAGCATTTCCAAACAACACTCTATCCTTAACGTGGATGGCCGCCACTCTTCCCGGCTTCAGCACCCTCAAAAGCTCCGGTGTCAGGAAGTCCATCTGTTCAAAGAACCGCTCTGTATCCTGATTGTGTCCGAAATCGTTATAATTTGCTGAATACTCGTAGTGGTTGCCAAATGGTATTGATGTGTGTATCAGGTCAACACTGTTGCTCTCCATTGCCCTTGTCTCTTCCACACAGTCGCCATATACAGCCTCATAATGCTTGCCTCTTACCGTTCTCTCTTCTCTTGTACCTTCCACACCCATCTTCCTTTCCAATCTCTCCGTCTTGTTTGCCGAATCAAGGCCATATTTCTTCACGATCTCGATCATCTTCTTGACCATGTGATTATGATTCTTCCATTTCTCGATCAGTGCGTCCTTGATCTCCCGCTCATTCTCCATGTAGATGATGTCTATTACTACTGTGTCTTGCTGCAGGAACCTGTAACACCTGTGCACCGCCTGTATGAAGTCATTGAACTCATAGTCAATGCCAACAAATATCTCCCGGTGGCAGAATCGCTGGAAGTTACATCCTGAACCACTGATTGACTTCTTGGTGGCAAATAGCCTTGTCTTGCCATTGGAAAAATCTATAACTCTCTGTTCTCTGAGGTCGTAGTCCATGGATCCGTATATATCCACTGTCTCCGGCAGGGCTTTCTTGATAGCGTGCCTTTCTGCTTCCTGGTCATGCCACAGAATGAAATGATCCTCCGGAGAGCTATCAACTATCTCCTTCATCTTCTCGACTCTGGCATCTATGCTCTCACGCTTGATCTTTGCGGCTTCTTTAAGTCCTGTACTAGCCTGAGTGAAAAGCTCCATCTGGCCGTCCCTGTCAACTGAATCTCCGTAGTGTATCGGTATTTCGTGCCACCTCACATCAAGCGGTGGAAGCACATAGCCGTCATCGGAATAATCAGGGTTGATGTCTGAAGGTTTTGTGATGAACAGCGCCCAGCTACTTACCCACAACCAGAACTCATCCTCCATGTTCGGGTACAGTGTCAGGTTGTTCGCCTTGGTTGAATCCCTTTGAAAGAACCTTGTAAGTGCCTGTCCTGTGTCCATGACTTCAAGATATCCAGCATAGTGTATAAGCTCCTTGTACTTGTTCGGTGATGGTGTAGCGGTCGCTACGAGCTTGTAAGGTACATTTTTGAACTTGTCAAGGAACGTCTGGTATGTCTTAGATCCAAATGATCTAAGCACGGATGCTTCATCAAGTGAGGTTGCCGCAAAATACGATGGATCTATATCTCCGTCTCTCACTCTCTCATAGTTCGTCAGAACGATCTGACTTGTGCTTGCCTCAACCTCTTCCATGGTTCGGCAATATTCAGGTTTCTCATAGCCCAGGAGCTCTACAGCATCCCTTGTGAACTCCTGCTTAACTCCAAGCGGTAATACAATCAACGCTCTACCGCCGGTATGTTCTGCTGCAAGGTGGCAAAACTCTATTTCCTGTGCAGTCTTGCCAAGCCCAAACGACTCAAACAAGGCTCTACGTCCACCCTTCAGCGCCCATGCCACCGCATCACTCTGATGTGGCTTTAGGGCTTTATTTATGCGGCTCTTATCGACCTCAAAGCCGCTGTCAGTAGCAAGCTCTATCTTGCTCTCTAAAAACTCTCTGTATGTCATTCACTTCTCAGGAACCCGCTATAGCATTACCCCGGCCGGAGGTTCGGCTCCTTTCGTGTGTTATTTATTATTCAGCTCATCAGCCAGCATCTTCTCAAGCTGTCCAAGCTGCTCAGAATGATCTGTCTGTTTGAAGTTTGCAAATCCATTTGGATTCACGTTCCGTGGCTGCCCTCGGCTCTTACCGTCATCCTTAAGCGCATATAGGCCTGTCCATCCCTGCATTATCGACTGATTGAGAATCTGTACCTGTTCATGCTTATCGTGAGATAACGACTCCAGCTTGTTCATCATCAGCGTTATAGCCCTGTCACTCATAGGCTTCTTGATACCTTTCCGGAACTTTATGAACTCTACAATGGCATCATTAAGCTCTGGATCATCGCTATACTTGACCGGTTCAGACTTCTTGCGTGGCTTACCCACCTCCGCATGTGCGCACGCACGTGCCTTAGTAGGAGTATGTATATACTCCTCATTATCACTATCATTATCATATTCATTATCATTATCGGCTTTTTGGGGTTCGGTTGGGTTTTCCTCGGTTTCAGAAATAACCGTTCGGTTTTCAATAAAACCATTCGGTTTATTTGGGTTTTCCTCGGTTTTGGAAATTTCCGTTTCCTTTGTAGGTCTGCCGCCCTTTTTGCCGTTGGACCTGTTGCGCTCACACCGCTCCTCATACTTGGAGTTGTCCTTGTCCATCCGTTTCTTGATGAACGAGAAGCACATGGCAAGCGCACTACCTTTTGGAAGATCTGGAACTTCGCCTGTCTCCTGGTAGTCCATCAGAGCAAACATCAACTCACCAACCTGCTCCGGCGGCAGCATCGACAAATGCTCTCTGTATTCGGTATAAAAGACAAAGCTCCCTTTATTTCCCATGTGGCTCACACCTCCTTGATTCTGATTCCATATATGTGGAGCATCAACTTGCGCTTTATAATGTATTCCTTTGTTCTCATGCCCTTCGCATCTTCAACAACCATGCAGTTGTTTTCTAAGTCCCAATAAACAAAATCAGCCACATATGAGCACTTACGCTCCAGGAGCTTTCCCGGTTTGAATCTGCCCTTGTTGGGTCCTTTTTCATATATCTCATTCGTGTGTTCTCTCTGAGCTGGTATCAGTTCAAATTCTCGTTGAAGCTGCAAGCCTGTTATCTTGCCCGCTTTCTCAAGGATCTTTAACTCTGTGTATCTGTGTGCTTCTCTTTCGCTGTCAAATGTGATGCCGTCTATTACAGCTTTCCTGTTGCCGTACTTGGCTCTTGACCTGTTCCAAGCCATCAATGCTCCTTTCCCCCTGCCGCCCTCAAATAAGAGCAACAGGGATATATGCTAAGACATTACGTTACTGTGCTTGTGATGTATTAAATGTAATGTCAATGTAACCTACTTGAAACTTCCGAATAGTGCCGCCTCGGCAGCGTTCATCTCTGGCTGTGGATTTTCTGCCGGTGCTGGCTGTGGATCCTGAACACTGTTCTGTGTATTCTGAGTATCCTGTGGCTCTGCCTGTGGAGCCTGTGCTTCTGGTTCATTCATCTCTGTTGCTGTGGCTTCCACATACTCATCATTGTCATTCTCAACGTATGTAGGATGTCCCTCAGCGTCCAAGGTTGCCATGTCACCCTCAAATGCTTTCTGGAGATCTATGCTCATTACTCCCCACTTACTGATTAGCTGACGGAGCATTGTCTTGTAAGCCATTCCATCAAAATTCTTGTACCAGAATGATGAATACATCCATGAATCTCTCGGATCATAATTGCCAGCCTCATAGTCAGCATATGATACTCTCTGCTTCTCTCCGTACTTTGTCTTGACCTTTCCAGCGTCCTTGTAGAATGCCGGTGCATACTTGTCCGCATGAGCAAGCATCTGAGCCTTACTCCAATACATTGTCTTTCTGAATCCGTTCACAAGCTCAAACATTGCATAGTAGCCGATGGTCTCAGCCTCTTCACGCTTGTCCCAGTCATCAACCATGAGATTGACCTTGATATCCTCGTTGAGTGGGTCGAAGTATTCCAACTCCCCTTCCTTGATTGCGACAACATTCAGTCTCTTATACTGACCGGAACGGATCGCAAGCTGAATATATCCCTTATATCCCATCTGGAACTGAGCTTCCTTGACGCCAGTCTTTGTATTGTTGAATGGGACCATGTAATAATGTCCGAGCTGTGGAGATGGCGAAAGCTGTAAGCTCTCACCAAGAAGTGCAGCTGAAAGAATCGACTGATTCGTGCACTCCTGAAGTGTAGGGTTGGTGTTATATGCTGATACGATAGCAGATATGAACCTCTGTCCATTCTTGCCACCAACCACCTTGTTGATCTGATTCTTGATTGCATCTTTTGTAAGATACTCTGTAATTCCCAGATTCTGCTGTGCTTTACTTTTTGCTACTAAACTGTTATTTACTGCCATTATTTCTTCTTACCTCCTATGAAAACTAAAACGATTATTGTTATGCATATAATTAACGTGATCTGCACTGATGCTGCCATGTGTTACCTCCTAATGCATAATCATATCTTCTAACATCTTGCGCAGTACCTCTTTCAGAGCCTGTGGCATTTCCCTTATGTTGTCCTTGTTTATATTGGCTTTTGGCAATATCTTAAATAAGACATCATCTATGAGGTCACTCATAATCTCGTTAATGTCTCCCTCAGCTTTGGACGCTTCCATGGCTCTACTTATCAACTCTTCTGTAGCAACCTCTCCATATCTTTTAGCAAGTGACTCCCTTAAACTCTTCATTGCAAGTGCTAACTCCATTACTAGCACCGGAGTATTCCCTCTCATTGATACTGAGTCTATTTCTACTTTAATCATCTTGTATACCTCCTACTTAATCGCTCTAAATGTTATATTTCTGCTCTGGAAGAACTCTCTCAGAGCCGTTGCATCTTCTGTTGTAAGTTCTACCTCAAACTTGACTACCATCTTCTGTGGTTCCGGCTGTGACTCCTGTACTGGTGTCGGCTGTACCTCCTCTGGTGGTGTCATAGCCTTTGCCATTGCGGCTCTCTGCTCCTCGGCAACCTTTTCCTGTGCCTTGCGCTCTTCCTCAGCCTTTCGTCTTGCCTCTTCTGCTGCTTTTCGTGACTCTTCCTCAGCCTTTCTCCTTGCCTCAGCTTCTGCCTTTGCCTTGGCAATCTCTGACATTCTCTTAGCCTCAGAAATGGCCTTGTTAATGTCTAATGTCTCCTTAAATACCTCTGTAGCCTCAAAGCCAAACTCCGGGAGCTGACTGAGTGTAAGCACTCCATTGCCGATCTCATACATTCTTGACTTCATTTGATCTTCTATACTCTTCATCGATACCGATGCATTCAACCACTTAGGATCCCAGATCTTTTCCAACGTGACAAAGTTCTGGAAACCTATCTGAGAGAACAGATCTTCAATGGCTTTCTGCTTTTCAGCTTTGCGTTTCTCATCGTATGCCTTGACCTGTTCGTCTATCACCGCTATAGGCTTGTCTATGATACCTATGATCTCGTTGATTTGAGCCTTGAACACATTAAACGGCTGCATGTATTCTTTCTCTTTTCTTATTCTCTCGTCATTGAGGGCTTTCTTTAACTTGTTAAGGTTCGCCTTGTCTGCCTTTGCGTCCTTGATCTGGTCATCTGTGTAGACAAGCGTCTCATAAAATGAGACCTTAGATATAAGCTCAGCCTTGAGCTCTTCGTAGTTAAAATCAATCTTCTCCGGTATCGCTACCTCATTAACTCTTAATTCCATTTTTAACCTCCTAATTCAGCACCAGCTCATACTGGTTATTGTTCTTGTTCTCTCGTATCATCGACATGATACGCTGTGTCTGTCGCTGTCTCTCTTCCTCACAGTCGCAGTGCTCGCCTGGATCCAAGTAAGCACCGCACTGCGAACATTCGTTGTAATACATTGCATCTCTCCTATATCTCCGGGAGTATCAGCGGCGGCTCTTTCTTCACCTGTACGCTCTCCCAGAAACTTCTCTCAGCATCAATAAGATACTGAATGTCATCCTCTACCTCCGACCGCTCTATCGGATAGTGTTTGGTCTGCAAATATACCTCTCCATCAATTTCAAACTTGAGCTGTGCCTTGAGTACCGCATATTCAAACTCTGTCACCATCAAGTAATGAAGCACCTGTATGTAATAGTTATCTGGCACTCTGTTATCCCATTTTTTCTTCTGACTTGACTGCAGGATCTCTGTGGTCTTGATCTCAAGCACACCATTGCGTCCATCCTGGTCCATAAGCCATCCGTCAAGGCTTGCATGCGCCCATGGGTACTTATCATTCGTGAACATGTTGTTTTCCACATATCCAACTTGATACTGTGGATAATCCAACTTGAATAACTCCCTCAGATGCTTTTCTGCCTCTGTTCCATACTTGACATAAGGCTTATCTGATATGTCCTCCGGCTCTATGCCGTATGCTTTCTCTTTAAACAGTTCCACGTTTGTCTTGTATGGGCTCATCCCAAAGATGGCCGAGGCATCAGAACCGCCTATCTTGGTTCTTGCCCTAAGCCACTCTTCATGACTTCCGAGCACTTTCATCTCAACCATGTTCTATTCCTCTCTGGCATCTTCAATGCTGTTCATAAGTTCAAGCACGCCATAAAGTCCCAGCTCCGTGAACACGGTTCCAAGCAAGTACGCCACCAATCCTACCGCCGGCAGTGCAAGCAGCACTTCTGCGTTGAATAAGATGTTGTAGGCCAACAGCAAAAATAAAATAGTCATTATTACAAGGCTCACCATCTTGACAGCCTTTGTATCCATGTTCTTCCTCTTCATTGCTTTTCTTCCCCTTTTCTGCTATGATTTTATTGAGTATTTTTCTATGCACCGGCGGAACTGCTATTCCAAAGGTGCTTTTTTACTGTCAGGGATCTAATTCATCCCAGTTTATGACGGCTTCTTTTGCTACCTTATTTATGTCGAACGGCGGCACTCGTCTGCCAGCGTCAAGCTGTTTCTTGTACTTCAGATAATCCACCAAGGCAAGCACATTGACCCTTGTTACTCCGGCACCATCCAGTATGGTGTATGGTCCATATCTGCCAGACTGGACATATCTGTCAAGATCTGCTATACGTCTGGTTGCTGTAGATAATGACATCTCAAATATCTTCATCATTTTCGCCTTGCTTATGTACGGCAACCGGCCAATCTCCCTGACACCTATTACCTGTATGTCTTTGACTGCTCTGCTCATCGCTCTCACTCTCCTTTCTCTTGTAGTCCTCACCATTTCACCCTATAATTTCCGTAGGTGCTACCAACACCAATTCATACGAAAGAAGGTGAAACTATGTCAAAAGATTCCTTTAAAGATGCCTTGACAAATATTGAAGACATTGCACTGGCTTACACAGTCAAGACATCAACTGCCACAACACCTGAACAGTTTCTTGACGATTATGTAAAGAATAAAATTTCATTTACTGAAATCAAGAAACAACATGGTGATAAGTGGATGATCTAAAACTCGAATCTGGCAATTGATTTAAGAACCTCTTTTGCCACATCGAGCAGGTGTAGTGAGTGCTTTACCGAGTATTTCTTTGCTCCAAGTACTTTTAAGATGTCCTTGATAATGCGCTCCTCGCCGTCATACGTTTCCGACAATTCACAGTTCTTTGCGATATAATAGAAAATTATCTCCTCGTCAGTGAGAACTTTCCTCACCTCAGAGAACTCTTCTATATCTTTCGTTTTCTCTGCTATATCTACCAACTTTGAATTTATACTGTTTGTCATGTCTCTCCTTTCTCTTATTCCTTATTTTCGGTTAAACCGAAATCAAGAGGCAAAAAAATAAGCCTATCATATGGTATCCCATAAACCTCTTCTATTTTTCTTAAGATAGGAATATCTGGATAGCTTTTCCCCCTCTCATAATTACCCAATGTATCTTTATTTATGCCGATTAGCTTGGCTGCCTCATCCTGTGTATAGTGCTTGAGTTCTCTTGCCATCTTTAAAGATACTTTCATCTTATCAGGAATTTTACACACTTTATCATCTCCTTTCGACTTTGTATGAGGCTAGTATAGTTCGGTTTAACCGAATTGTCAACGGTTTTTCCGAATTTTTTTCATTTTTCGTTGATTTATTTCCGTTTTTGCCGTACAATGAATTCATGAGGAGGTGAATCTCATGAGTTCACTTGGAAATAAAGAAATTATGGCAAACAACATAAGATTTTATCTTAGTCAAAACGGCATATCCCAAACTGAAATATGCCAAACACTTGGGTTTAGCATGTCTACTTTTTCCGACTGGGTACATGCTCGTACATATCCTAGAATTGATAAAATAGAGTTAATGGCTAACTATTTTGGAATAGAAAAATCTGATTTAGTAGAAGAACGTACAAAATCACAGCGTGCTGGTGTTGCAATCAATGTTCTCGGTCGTGTCGCCGCTGGCATACCAATAAATGCTATCACGGAGATTATAGATACTGAGGAAATATCCGAGGATCTTGCTAAGACTGGAGACTTCTTCGCACTTAAAATAAAGGGTGACAGTATGGAGCCTCGTATTGTGGATGGCGATGTTGTCATCGTTAAACAACAGGAAGATGCCGAGAATGGCGATACTGTAATTGCTCTTGTAAACGGCGATGACGCCGTCTGCAAGAGGCTCAGGAAGTATAGAGATGGGTTAGAGCTTATATCCAACAATCCTGCATATGCTCCGATGTTTTTTGACAAAGAAACTATAGAGACTAAGCCAGTGAGAATAATTGGCAAGGTCGTAGAATTAAGAGGGAAGTTTTGAGGTAATATATAATGGGGATATTTGATAAACTTATGAATAAAATTGTTCCTGCCAAATCCATACCACTTTATTCTCCAACCCAGCAATCTCAATCAGTTCAACAAAATCAAACCTTTAATACATTTGGGGAACCATTAAATCAGCTTGTGGATGGAGATTTGCCATGGGGATGGGTAACGGCTAATCGTGCATTTATTGATAAAATTCAAAATGAATACTCATATTTTCTAACACAATGGAACACATGTAATGACCGTGCACCTATAGAAAGATTGGCTATTTTAAAATCTCTCCTTCGATATATTTCGGATGTTCAAAAGCTATGTGCTAGCAAAGATGAGTGTTATCAACTATGGTGTAATGAGTATTTATTAAATGCTAAACAGTTGAACGAATTACAAAGCGAATGTAAGTATTTATCCGAAAATATAAATACTTTACAGACTGACTATCAAAATAAAGAAAAACAATTAATGACACTAGATGATGATTTATACGCCTTTTTATTAAAGCATCCTGGGATTATACAAAAGGATATATATAACCATTTCCCATATGATATCAAAGGAGTTATTGCAGACACACTATACGCTTGGGATAAAACAGGCAAAATAAAAAGAACAAAAAGTGGCAATTCATATATTATTTACACTAGATAGCATCATCTTCAATAACGAAGGTGATTATAAAAAATCCCCCAGGTGCGGGTACACCTGAGGGAAGTTACCCACAAACCGAAGGCTTATGAATAACAGTAATCGCAAACTATATTATACCATAAGCCTTCCACTTTTGATAGGCTTATTTTTTATGCCTATTTTTAGATAGGATGGTGATTTTATGTGGTGTGAAACACAGAAGAATGGAACAGTCAAGTATTGTGAGAGGTACACAGATCCGCTCACAGAGAAGGTGAAGAAGGTCACTGTGACGATGTCTAAGGCATCACCGCAGAACAGAAACAAGGCGGCAAGGATCCTTGCTGGGAAGATTGAGAAAGCCGAAACTTCCTCTCCTGTCCGATCAGATACAACGCTAGGGGAGCTGGCTGATGCTTATATAGCATCATTGCGGCAGTGCAAGAGGAAAGAAAGTACAATTGTTACTGAGAAATCATATATATATCGTTGTGTAAGCACAATCGGTAATGATGTCCTCGTTGACAAACTTTCTCCCCGCTATATATATGATCAACTTCTTGCTACCGGTAAAAAAATCAGCACAATAAACGGATATATAAAATATCTGAAATTCGCTCTAAAATGGGGGGTGAAAAACGACTATCACTCAAATCATGATATACTATTAAAACTCGACTATATCAGCGAAGAGAGCTCCGACGAAATACCAGAGGTATATGACATCAGCAATGAATATCTTGAACATGATGAGATAACAAAATTACTTAATTACTTAATAGATAATAACCACTGGCAGGACTACTATATATCCTATTTTCTGATTCTTACAGGCATGAGGATTGGGGAGCTTGTGGCACTTGAAGATTCAGATGTGGATATTACATCTAAAACTATTCGTGTTACCAAGACTTACTACCCTGCAACCAAATACGCAACGTCAGCCAAAACAAGTGATTCAATCAGAAATCTTCATATACAACCTGAGCTTCTCTTACTTATAAAAAAACTCAGACTTTGGCGAAAAGAAACAATGTTTGAAAATGGAATTAAAAGCACACTTTTTATGCCGCACTTGAAGACAGGCGGCTATTTATCCTATGGAACCTATAACCTACACTTGAAGACAGCCGCCTCTGAAGTTCTTGGCAGAGAGATAACTCCGCACAAGTTGCGCCACACACACGCATCGATTCTGGCAGAAACTATGTCAGCAGAACAGATATCCCGCCGTCTAGGCCACCATGACGACAAAATAACAAAAGCTATTTACATTCATATCACTAAAAAAATGAAGCAAAAAGACAATGCGGCTGTCGATTCCATATCTATTATCAATTAA